GTTTGTATCAGCTTGAGTGGAAGTTGTAGTTGAACCACCACCACCACCACTGCTATTTGGGCGCATTTGTGGTCTTGGGGTAGACGCAGTAGGTGTATAAACGTTTACTGCTGCGCCAGTGTTTGACGTACCACGCCCATCGTCACTACTGTCTCTATAAGACTCAACAAGAGTCCCACCGAGTCTTGTAGCTGTATCAGAACCAGTTTCTGTGCTGGTATAACCACCAGTATCAGGTTGGTACGTCATACCTGCAGGAGCAACCTCAGTCATTGCAGACTCAAAAGCTTCCTCTGACTGGAATTTTTCTCTAGTAAGTGCATATGGTGAGTCTACATTAAATATTGCCTCTCTAGCTTTTAGTCTAGCAGATGAAACGGCATTCTCAGTAAATCTTCTTGCGAGGCCACTTGTTTCTTCAATCTTGGACATAATCTGACTGTCAAGGTCCGTAGGGTCGTATCCAAGGATACCAGCTACTTCCGCATTAACAGCAGCATCGGCAAGCATTGCTGCATTATCAGAAACTTTACCAACGGCTCTACCAAGTAGACCACCAATAGGTCCAAGGAGCAAAGAACCAATCACAGAACCTGCAATTGTTCCAATCCGTCTATTACCCTCAAGAGCCTCAGCCCCTGCAGTAAGAGGATCTTCATAGTTTACATCCTCGAGTGCTGCGTCAATCTCAGCCAAACGTTCTTCTGTTGTTTGTGGTCTTTTAGGACCGCTATCATCATCACCACCAGAAGACACTTGAGGTGCTTGGCCCTGTGGAACAAAACCTTCAGGAATTGGAATCTGTGGTTCACCATTTAAGAATGGTATCATTATAAGTTGTCCGTTAGGACCAACGTAAGTTCTGTACTCAATACTACCAGTTGTATCAGGTGTTGTCGGGGTTGTTGGAGTAGTTGGTACTGTAGGTGCAGGTGCACCAGTTGCTATACGCTGAGTGTAACCACCTACTTGAGAGAAGTCAGCAAAGAGGTCAGATAAACTTGAGTAAGGTGTCTGCAAGTACATGTTCTGATCTTGAGTATCTGTAGGTGTCGTAGTGGAAGTAGTGTTAAGAACACTATTAACTACATCACCAACCATACCACCTACAGCATAACCCTGAGGTTGCTGCATGTTTGGTGTTTGAGCAGTAATGTAGGAGTTTCTAAAGTCAGTAGTTGGAACCATACCACCAGCAGCCATCTCTACTGGTTCGCCGCCAATCCTACCAGACTCTTCCATGTCGTTCAAGTCTTCTTTTGCTTGACCACGAAGATCCTCAAAGAATTTAACACCGTAGTATCTAACAACGTCAGCTGGAACAACGTATTCACCCTCAGATAGACGGGCATCAATGTCGTCACGTACCTCTTCAACCATAGAACCAGACGGTACATCGTTACCGCTGACAGGGTCTTTTCTCATGCCATCATCTGTCAAACCACCCTCTTCTAAGAGGTTCTTCATCTGGTCATCCATTGCCATTCCACCTTTATTAAATCCACGTTCCTCTGAAAGTTTTCTAATAGTAACACCAGCTTTACCGAGATCGTTGTTTGTTACCTCAAAACCATCACCAAGAATTTCTTGAATATACTCTCTGAGTTCTGGTTGTGTGAATCCCTTTTGGTAGGTATTTCCAGACGTAACAAGAGACATTGGCTCTGGTCCTGGTCTTCCTGCAGACTTCATTACGTCACTGCCACGTGTAGTAATAATACCAACGCCACCAGGTCTAAGAACTCTTCCAATATCTCTTACGATCCCGTCCCTAACTGAACGTGGTACAACGTTAAGAGTATTGAGGTTAACAAGCCTATCGTAAGACTCATCAGGAATTTCATCCGCAGAAGTGTACATTGGATTAAAGCCTTCACGAGGAAAAGGCTCATATGTATCAAATCCAAGTTCTCTTTCAGATAGTCCTAAACCTGCACTAAAATCTAGTGTTTTACCTTCTCCAAACTCTCTAGTAAGAAGTTCATCAGCCCTACGGTAAGTACTTATAGTGTTTGCTCTTTGTGTGTCCCGTGCATTTTCTGCAGGTGGATAATCAAAGTCATCCTCAGGCACTCTAGTAGAAGCAGAAGACATACTCGTAGAACTCTGGTCAGGAGTATCTACAGGTGTACTACCTCTTCTTCTAGCAATAAAGTTACCAATAGCTGCTGACAAACCACCAACTTGTCTTGGTGTCTGTGCTTCAAGGATATTACCTTCAGCGTCTACACGCCAAGGGCCAGGGTTAGTTAAATTACCTCTACTAGCAATGCGTCTAGCTTCTCTATCAAAGAATTGGCCTGGTGGTAAATCAAATCTATCTTCTATGGAGAGATCCATTCTGTTGGATACATTCCTAGCTTCAATTTCACCTGATCTTCCTTCATAGGTATCAAACCTAATGTCTGAAAGGGCATCATCATACCTTTCAGGTCTAATAGGAATTACGGTATTAAGTTCTAGTAAGTAGTCTACTCTATTCTTTGGGGTGCCTTCAAGTTCACCAAGGCTAATACCAAAGTCATTCCTAAACCGTTCTCTAAGTTCTCTAGGCACCCTACCCTGATTCTCTCTAAAAGAATCAAAGAAGTTTCTCATGGAAAGAGCTAGGTCAGATCTTGCCTGAGTATTTAATGGGTTTTCTCTAAGTACTTCAAGCTTTCTTTCAAGGTCTTCTTTTATGGTCCGATCTGCGTAGTCAGGGATGCCTAGTCTTGTTTCTCTTTCAGAAATCATATCATCAAGAAAAGATGTAATATTACCTACTGAAGAATCAAAGTCATACTCTTGAATTAGATCAACAGCAGTATTTCTTCTATTCTGTATTACTGTAAGATCAGGTAAAGCCCTGTTAGTTACCGCATAGTCTTCAAGAGCAGTGCTTGCACCAAGGTCAAAACCTTCTTGTTTTTGAACACCATGTTGAATTTCGTGCAGAAGAACAGCTGCAAACTGCCTTGGGTCAGAAGCTACATCTCTAGAAACAGCAATAAGGTTTCTAGTTGGGCTAAAGTAACCATTGTGTGGAGATTCTAGGGAAGTATCCACAACAACTCTAATATCCCTTAGTTCAGGATACTGTCTGAATAACTCAGGGTGTTCAATAACCTCATCAACAAATGAGTAAGGTCTTCTGTTTACTGGTAACTGATCTGTTGCCTCAAGGTCTAGATTGTTCCATTGACTATCAACGTCCATGGCCCGAACATTGTCAGGGACAAAGCTAGCTACTGAGTCATCAATCTCAAAGCGTCTTAGACCATCAGCACCAATGGTGATAGGTAGTCTTCTACCAGCTTCATCAACAGCTGGATCTACTGCTTTATTGAAACCACCAAAGATACGAATAGCACCCTCAGGTACTCTCTGTGTGGCTGAGATAGCAGCGATCTGAGGCATAAGTTCAAGAGCACTACCAAGGGTACCCTGACCAGATACTGCATCATCAATCTGTTGGTATACGCTCTGACCCACACCTACAGCAAAGTCTACTACTTGTTCAGCTGATGGTAGTGTAGGGTTTTCGATATACTCCTGAATAGCTGGCAGTGTATCTTCTTCGAAACGCTGTCTGCCAGTTCTTTGATCAGGGTTTAAGTCAACGCTGTACTGTTGACCAGTAACAGTTTCGTAAAGAGTTCTACCAAACTCATCCTGTCCAACGATTCGATCATTAGGACCAGCAGTTAGTGGACGTTCAAGACCGGGTACATCCTCAAGAGTAAGCTGAGATCTTCTCACTTGATCAGCTTCCTGTACCTCAACACGAGGGGGTCTAGCTGCTACAGGTGTGCTAGAGGGAGGAGGCGTAATGTTAAAACGTCTACGTCTATTCTCAGCCATTCACTTTATCCCTCAGCATCAGTACTTTCTTTAGAGCAGCTACTTCACCCTGTGCTCTATAGATATCTTTAGGGTCTTGTGCTTGCTCTAGGTTCTTGTGAAGGAGAGCAATACGTTCCTCAATCTCTTCAACGAAACTGTTCCAAAGAGCAGGATCGTTTACGAACATCTTTAGCTTAGAGTCCATTAGACTGCGCCACCTTCACCAGTATTGCCTGAGAAGCCCTGTTCTCCTGGTACAGGGGCTGTACCTACACCCATAGTACCCCCACCGCTACCTGAGGTGTCCTGCGCCTGTACGCCCGCTGGAACGGCTCCTGTGGGTGCTGCACCAGGTTGACCTGCAGGACCAGCAGGTGCTTGCGGCTGTGGGTTCTCAGCTTGGAACTGCTTCATGATCTCTGCTTGAATAGCTGCGTCACCCAAAGAGTTAACAACCTTCTCAGGATCAAGGTCCATACTTCTAGCAATCTCACGAATGATGTAGTCCATCTTAGCAAATGGTGCCAGTGCAGGGTTTTGGACAACACCGAGAAGCTGCATAAGTCTCTGACTACGTACTTCGTTAGCCATCAACGAGGATGTACCCTGAGCCTTAACTTCTAGGTCACCCTTGATCTCAGGGTCAAAGTCAAACTGCATGTTGAAGTGGAACATAGCTTTACCCAAAGGCATAAGCAGGTAGTCGTCTACGTTCTTTACAACGTTACGGATAGAACCGTTAGCTGCACTCATGAGCATAGAGATACCAGAAGCTGTACGTCCTACACCCTGAACGCCTGTCTGTCCGTGAGCAAACGATGGGAAACCAGTAGACTCGTCAGCAAGGACACGAGCCTTGTCGAACATCTGCATGTTTTCATTCGATACGTTAGGGAACTTCGTACCGAAGATTGACTGACCCGGTGCCCCACCCTGTCTCCTAAATACCTTGCCTGGATACACGGAGAGGTCTTGTCCGGGGACGAGATTAGTCTCGTCTATCTCAATAAGAAGGTTGCCAGACAACGCAGCGTTATCTACAGCCATTCTCATAAAGCCATTCATAAGAGTCTGTGTGTCATCCATATTCTCAGCGATACCTACACCGAAGAAGCTGTACGGATTTACTTCGTATGGGAATGCGTAGTATGGAAGATAGGAAGGAGTAAATGGGTTTAGTACAAGACGAAGAACCTGACCATTACATACCCAGATATTACAGGATAGTTGGTCTAGCTCTCTCATGTCTTTAGGGATAAATACGTCATGATCCAGAAGGATCTCAGTGTCTACGTAGCCCCAGAATTCAAGAACCTCAAAACGTTCTGCTTGAGTTTCCTGATCGCCATCCATCATGACTTGCTCCCACCACTCACGGGTGTAAGACTCACCCATGTCGAGAGCCATGTCGATAGCTTGATCACGGAAGAATGGTCTACGCTTCAGTGCACGGAGTTGGCTGCGAGACATCTTGTGGCGTTCCACTACGTACTCAGCGTCATCCATGTTGGTTGCATCTGGATCAGGATAGAAGTTCCAGATTGAGGTAGAGGAAGTCTGTGGGATTGTCTTGAAGGTTGGATCGTAAGTACCTTCTTCATCCCAGTTAGGGTATTCTTTTTCTACAGCAAATGGACCCTTCATGATGCCTGTACCAAACAGTGCACACTCAAAGGCTGCATTACGTAGGTGCTTCGAGGCGTTAGATTCCTCAAGCTGATCATGGATCTTCTTTTCCATCTTCTTAGCAGCTACAAGTGCGGGGAAAAAGGTAATGCTCTGAGGTGTGGTACCGTGACCTTCCTCAAGCTTATCCATGATTGGTGCTAGTTTCTCTTCCAAGGCACCAAGACGAAGACGATACTGCTGTAGTGTTTCACCAGGCTGAGGTAGTGTTTCCTCAGGGGTAATAGTGGTGGCTCCCTGCTGCTGCATCATACCTTCAGGCTTAGAAGGATCAAAGCTTACAGCCTCAGAGACACCCTCAGGAAGAGTGGTAGGATCAATGGTAATAGGAAACTTGTTGTTCCCAAACAGAACGTCAACAATCTGGCCGTATGCTGCCAGAACTTTAGTCTTAGTTACTTTAACAAAGATACGGGACTTTTCAGTAGAGGTAAACTGAACGTCTGAGTCATAGATACCACGATAGTTTCTGTAGGCTCTAATCCAACGTTGTTCGTCAGCATACCTACCGTCCTCAGCTTTAGAGAACTTACCCTCAACAAGAGAGACAATGGTTCCTACTTTAGGGTCATTGTAGTCATTAGTTCTATCTTCAATAAAAGAAGAAACGTCTGAATCCATCATGTTTGTTTCTTCAATGTTTGTGTCTAGCTGAGACATTTACTTTCCTCGTATATTAGTAACCGAAGGTTGGGTCTGCTATCTGAAACCCTGACCTTTGGGAGGCAGGATCGAAATCCCAGAGAGAGCTTCTTGGTCTTGTCATCAACCCATAACGGAGGGCATCATAGCCGTGGTCAATTGGTGACTTAGTGTCGATGTCTTCTGGGTTATTCTTGTCTAGAGGTAGAGAAGGAAGTTCAGAGATAATGTTTCTGCAGTTATTGAAAAATACCAGTCTAGGTTCGTTAGTAAACTCATCTACCTGCAGTCTTCTATGGATCTCGTTTTTACCAGCTAGTCTAGAACCCTTAGATCTGTCTGATGGCCTCCAACGGCAACCCTTCATAATCATCTGTTCTGCCAGACTAGGACCAGTATCACCACGATTGTGCCACAAAGAAGAGTCAAGTACTCCATAACGGATCTTCTCTCCATCTTCAGCTTCTAGTACCAAATCGGCTAGATCAGAAGCTGTCACCTTACTTACGTACAGTTCCCTGTAGACAACAACCTGTTCAGCGGGTGTAACAGTAAACCAAAGTACTGCCGTAGTAGAACCGTATCCGTAGTCACAGGCTCTGAACCGTACCCAACTGTGGGGGATATCAAACGGATCAATTACGTGTATCTTCGGGTTGAACTCAGTAAAGGCTGCACCCTCAGAAATACTCCAGTCACCCTCTAGCAGCTGCCTTCTTTGGTGTTCTGGCATGGAGAGGAGGTTCGCCTCGTACATACCGTCATCTGCTAGGTAGGGGTTATTGAAAAGGTTGGCTGGAATAAACCTGCGTTTAAACAGGGGTTGACCTTCTCTTGAGTGACCCTTAGGCCAAACGATTGTCTCACCGTTATCATCCGTAGCCCAGAAGGAAGTATTGTACGGGGCAGGATCAATAAATGTTTTCTTTACCCAGTTATGGCCTGGACCGCCAGGGTTACTCGTGGCTCTCATGTAGAGAGGAAGACCTGAGGCAGAAGTCGTACGAAGACGAGATCTCATATAGTTCCACGGGTAACTTGTGGGCCACTGAGTAAGTTCGTCAAAACCAATCCAACTGAAAGCCTGACCCTGATATCTCATAACGTCATCGTCACGGTCAAGGTAAGACATCCAGAGGGTAGCACCACTAGGGGCAATCCAAGTCTTATCTCTTTCCATGAACTTGATACCGGGTATAGCTTGTGGATAAAGCTGCTTAGATACCGATATAAGTTCTCTTAGTTCTTCAGTGCTTCTACGTACTAGGAGGCCAGCGAATCTTGGATTATTAAAGTAACGTACGGGGTCGGCCACCATAGCGTAGGACTTACCACCACCTGCTGCACCACCGTATAGAACCTCTTGCTCAGTAGCTGCAAGGAAGTCAGTCTGTGGGCCAGGGTTTGGAGCGAAGATAATCTCTTGAGCAGCATCTACATCAATCTCCGCTGGTTTCACTTGTGCTGGAGTCGTCTGCTTCGGCTTTTCTTCTGGTGCTAGTGTTTTCGTAGAGGGTTCTACCACCGATTCTGTTTTCTTCGATACGCTTCGCTTTTTCCGAGGCTTCTTTCGCCCTCCGGGCATATTGGTGATAGATGGCTGCTTGCGCCTTCCTTGATCGTTCGATGTTGACACGTTTACGTAACCCTTCGTGCGAGATGTACCTGCCAGACTCTTCACTTAGCCAATTAGCTACTTGTCTGAGGCTGTACCTACGCATGTAGATCTTAGCCTGTTCTAGCAGTTCTAACTCTCTTTCAATTGGTAGTAGAATGTCAGGATCGTCAGGGCACTGTTCATATCCGAAAGGAATGTGTCTGCCGATTCTTACTACTGGTTTCCAGAAGGAGTTACCTTCGTTATCTTTGTAAGGACTATCTGGAAGATACCAAGTTTGCTCATAGCCAGCTTTTTTGTTTATATCTTTTGCCATGATATTACCTGTTTATGAGGAAGTATAGATAATACTCAGAAACAAGTCAAGAGAGTTATTCGTCATCCTCTTTCTTAGCGGGTAGAATAAATACGGGTTCCTTAGCTTTAACTTCAACTTTCTCAGTCTTGTTAAATCCTGCACGATCCAAGATGTCTTTAGCTGCCATCATCTTGTCTTTGTTTCCTAGCTTAGTAGGATCTTGCATAACCTCGTACATGGAGTACACAGCCTTAGTAGAAGACTGAGCGATAAACTTCATGGTTAGATCAGCAATCTCTTCAGCGAGAGGAACTGTGACAGCTTTAGATGGAGTGTTTGGGCTGTACCCTGCTAGCTTCATAGCTACACGTACATCACCCTTAGCCTCTTCGTAGAGTACGTCTAAGAACATCTGCTGTTGTTCAGTAAGATTTCTCATGAGGTATCCTTACGACTTACTTTGACGCTGCATTAAACCAGAAGGTTTACGAGCTTCTTGTTTCTTTGGGGCAGGCATCTCTTGGTTTCTCATTCTAGCCATAGCTGTTGGCATAGCACTACGAGAAGAGAAAATAGCTTTACTCTTAGCAACAAGTGTCGCCAAGTCATCATCCAGCTGTGGGAGGCGTGGATCATCAGGAATGTTTCTTCTAGTTCTATTCATTTGAGTTACTTCCTGTGCCTTCTAGTTTTACTGGCAATAGACTTAGGTTGCTTAGAGAATTGTTTACCTGCTTTAGTATCTTTACGCTTCTTAGCAGAGGTACGAGAGTATTCAGCAGAAGATAGAGACTTAATAGCCTTTTCAGGGAGGTATCTTTCACCTGTAGCTTTTGGACCCTGAGTAGATGGTTTACCACTCTTAGTACGCCACTTCTGCTTGGTCCACTTGTCTAAGGACTTCTGTGCAAGTTTCTTAGCCATTAGTCCTTGTAGCCCCCACCTGCTGCTTTGTACTCTCTGGCTAGCATCTGAGCCTTACGGGCTGACCACTGACCAGCCTTACCCCCTTTGGAGCCTGCCTTGATCTTCTCAAAGAGTCTCTTTCTGAGGGTAGGCTTGGTGTAGTTACCAGCTTCGTTTACACGACTCTTTGTTTTCTTCTTAGAAGTTACCATTGATAATTTGTTTTAACTCTGACCTTGATATACCAAGATCTTTGAGTTCCCTTTCTGAAAGGTTACTGAGTTGAATGTAAGCAACTCTTCTCTTTTGATAACGCATAAAGGCATCGGCAATTTTCTTAAACATTTGTCTACTCCTGTTTTTAAGACAGGGTAGTTATACTTAAGGTAGTTATACCATACTAATGCTTTTATTGCAATGCCGTTATGACTTGACACTACCCGACAGGGATAAAAGTTTCAGTAACTGTGCACATAGCGTCAATGTTTGGTGTAGCGTTACCTGACGGTGTTACTCTGATTTCATCATTTGGTTCAAGAACAAGTGTAGCACCAGTAAGTAGGATATAATCACCAGTCGTCATGTTCTTACCACCTAGTAAGTTGTAGGAGGTAGTTTCTGAGTCACGGTACCATGTAGCACTTACAGTAGTGTTTCCGTTAGCATTAACAACAAACAACATAGTAACTTCTGCACGGCAATTAGCAGGACACGTGTAAAGAGTTTCCTGTTGATTTTCTACTTCACAGGATACTGCTTCACTACGAGTACGTGCTGGTTTGCCGGGGGAAACTAGTGTCATTTCTTTTTAGTTACCTTCTTAACGGTCTTAACAACCCAAGCTTCATTAACGTCAGGTGTTGAAGGATCATCAGCGATAAACTGGCCATCATCAGTTCTAGCACGTACCATCTCAAGCTTTTCTTCTTGAGCTACTGGTTTCTTAGCAGCTTTAACAGGCTTACCTTCATTTGCTTTAATAAAGTCTAGAACAGCAGGATCTTTAGAATCCCACTGCCCGTAGATCTTCTCAGCAAGAACATCGCCCATGTGGCCGATTACTCTGTTGCCTACAATACGCATTATCTTTTAGCCTTACGATTTGGTTTCATGGAAGCACCACAGTTAGCTTTAACCATGCCGCCTTTTGCGTAGCCCATCTTCTTAACTACTTCAGGTGCTTCTTTCTTGAGGGCTTTCAAGCCAGCATTCATACCGCCTTTAGCATAACCCATTTTCTTTTTACCCATCATACCAGGAATCTCCCCTTTGTTTTCCATAGCGTAGAAGACCTGTTCGCCCTTCTTCTTGCCGTATTGTTTTTCTAAATTACTTTTAATCTTTTTGCCTGCTTTACTCAGAGGCATCACCATCTTCCCACTTTTCTGAAACACAGTCCCAAGCCTGACATGCTTGATCACCACTACAGATAAACTTAAACTTGGTGCAGGCTCCCATAGAAGCGTCTGCATCAATAGCTTTAAGTGTCATCTTACGGTTGTCAAAGTACTCACAGTTTGTGCACTTTTTGAGTTCTGCGTACTCAACTTCGATATTCCAAGCCTTCGCTAGCTCCTCAGGGGTAGCACCATACATCCAGTACTCAGCCGCCCGTTCTTTGTTTTTAGGATCTACCTCTGGAGCTTCACCTACCATAAGTCCAATAGACATCATATTAATCACCACTTCACTTTGTCTGCCCAGTAAGCAGCCGACATTTTACCTTTTTTGATATTCTTAGCATGACGAGCTTTGAAGCTTGCACGTTTCTTCTTCATTCTATCAGATTCACCTGCTTTAGGCTTACCTGCTGTCTTAGCACCCTGCTCACCAAAACGAATAGTCTTAACCTTGTCGCCTTCCTTGGCGACCACTACATGAGACTTCTTCGGGTGGTTGGGTGTACGCTTAGGTTTATTAAACCCTGAAACACCTGCACGTTCTAGTCTTGGATCTTTAGCCATTACTTCTTACCTGCTTTGGAGTTTCTAGGGAATGATCTGTTGGTAGACTTGGACTTAACAGATAGGTTCTTCTTGCGGTTATCTAAGGGGTTACCATTCTTGTGGTCTACGTCCTTACCGTCACCTTTTTTAACAGAGCCACCCTTAGCCATAGTACGTCTGGCTGCATTCCTACCTGCTCTCTTCTTCTTTTGTTCAGTAGAAGAGTGGTAGTTCTTGTACTCTGATTTGTAATTACGAGCCATTAGACTTCCTGAAAGAAATGTACCTGATAACAAAACACTGCTGTTCTTAAGTTTGCTTGTTCTGTTATATTGAGTGCGTGGGCATTAGCCTCTTCGTAGCATTCATCTTGAGTTTCATAAAACCTAGTTACATTTGGTAGGGGTAGGCAACTAGACGCATCTTCAAGAGACATACATGCGAGGATAATACCAAGGTACATTACTCTCTCCTATTTCTATTTTGTAGGATACCTTCAGCAGCGCCACCACCAAAATAAAAGGCTAGTATAATGAGCATAGCGTATCCAATTTGGAAGTCTTCAAGTACTTCTTTAACCTTGTCTGCATCGGCTATTTGATCCATTAAGGTATAACCAAGAACAAGTGCGAAGCAGGAAAGATACACGAAAGTAAAAGAAAAAGCAAGAACACGTTGGGCTAGCTTGAAGGGAGCATATGCCTCTAACAGGGCTACCTTAGACTTCGTGGCTGCTTCGATCTGTTCTTCTGTGGATGTATGGAAAGAATCAATCAAGTCAATAGACTTACTGATTACTGTCTCAGACCCAAAGATTTTTCCAAGAAGACCCAACATTATCTGTTCCTCAACATTTCTTCTAGATGTTTAATGGTGGCCCGTGCTTCAGCTAGCTCTGCCCGCATGTCTGCCATCTCTCTTAGCAACTCTTCTTTCTGTGCATTAATAGCATCTAATTTATCAGCAAGTCTATCTACCTGCTCCTTAAGAGTCTCATTGAACTGAGCAGACTTTTCATCATCCTTTAAGGATCTCTCGTAGTTTTGCTTAGCCTTTAACGACAGAAAGCCCCACAAACCTGCAGAACCTACTAAAGCAATTAGGACAGGCATAAACTGTTCAAAATTCATTGTGAGAACCTTCTTTTCTCTAATATTTGTCTCTGTGTTAAATTTGCTAAGTAAAGGGCGTGTAAGCACATCCATACTAAAGCGGAAGCATGAAACCAGTCAGATACACTGTGACCTTCCATACTTGGTCTTACTGCTGCAGCCATACCGTTAGCGCTCATACTATAGTACACTGGAGCAGTGCTGTGCGGTTCATGCACAATGAAGATTGAAAGGATTATTGCTGATACTATGAAGTCTAGTATAAGAATAGACTTTAAGACATTTCTATCAAACCAGATTACTGCTGGAGTAATTATTGCGCTAAGCAATCCCCAAAAGATAATTAGCTCATTAGGAATACACGTATCGCAGTAGTCATACATCATACCTGCGATCAAAACTCCCCAAAAGGAGTAGGTCAGCATTTGCGCTGGACCATTAGCACTGGTTACAGCATTGACTGTACCTTTAAAGCCAAGAGCCTTCATGCTGGATACTTTTCCCAAGACAACTGGAAGTGAGGTCCATCAGGGAAGGATTTCCAGTGACCACCCCAATCGATATCTACACCTGAGTGTTCAGCTGCTTGAAACATGGCATCAGCAATCTTGTGGTACAAAGGCCAGTCCCAACGGATCTCCCCATCGACATATGCCCCTAGGTCTACTGCGTGTCCTGTGATATGTCTTGAGTTCATGGTGGTGGATGCGCCAGAATTTACTAGCTGTCTCTGACGTTCTACCGAACGCATACCTTCTAGCACTGCGAAGTCTACGGAGGTAATGCGGATAGCCTCCATAACAACTTCTACCAGGTGTGTATGTACACCCTCAAGCCTCTGGAGACTCCTGTTGCTTAACTTAAACGACATTAGTTGTCTGCCTTTTCCTCCCAGTCTCTCTTACGGTCTGGGTCTAATACATCATTTGCTGAAAGCATACCTTCTAGGTACATACATCGTTCAATTCTGTCTAGTGTTTCCCAAGAACCTGAGTACTGGTAGTATGCTTCCCTTACGTAGAATACATCTGATCTAGGGATGTGTACTCTCTTGAGGATATTGGAGGGATCACCTGAGGCTAGTGCCTTGTAGAATTCTTCTAGGACTCTATCAGAAGAGTAATACTTAATTTTCTTATTCTTTTGTGTAGCCATAAGATCTTACTTTTAGTAAGCACAGGTAGTTGTACCTGTTAGTTACGATTAGTCAACACTCTTTTTGCTGTTATTTCTTTTATCAAAGATAACAACAATCAAGAGATTAACAACAAAAATGTATAGATGTACTAGTGTATACTTATAGTATGATACTGTTAGTAGTACTAGAAGTAGTACTGTTAGTACTAGAAGCATATAAGTATAATAAATAAAAGTATAAGTATACTAAGAGTACTATACTTTAAGTACAATACCCCCCGTACTGTACTGTTGTTTATACTATAAGTATAAGATAATACGGGGGGATCGATTTTCAAGAGGTAGCACTAATTATTTTTTACTAGAAATGACCTCTTGTAGTAGCATTATACCACACGGTTACCCCCCGTACAAGCTAAAAGTAGTTTAACGGTTAAACTATCTGTATTGTACCCCCTACATAATCTCGCAGAATGTACCTGTTCGTGTAAGTGGTTGACAGATGAAAAATACCCCCCGCTGTCATTGGCCATATATACGTACTACCATACCCCCCATGGCCCATGCACCCCCTATACCATAT